GCCACCTAGGAGAGAACGACCGCCCCCTCTCCCATTTACTTGATGGTTACAGACCCCGAGTGTATGTCGACACCTGGGTTTTTATGTCGGGCGTGTAAGGCCCTATCCGGACTCACTCCGGATGGTTGCTCTGAAATCTTACGTACGTGTGAATCCAACCAGTGGTCGAGCTGGAAGGAGAAGGCCAACGTGCTTAGGGATGTTGGGCCTACGGTACCACGGGAGTTATCCCAATATTGCCCGTGGATGTGGTATGTGAGTGGAATCAGGTGATTTGTGCTTGTTTGTGCGTGACTAATGGTTTGCTCAGGCAACGGTGCCCCTGCTGGCGCAACAGTCAGACTAGAACGATAGACCACACCAGCGATAAAGCTTCGTATTATAGTCTCGAAGAGACCCGCCTCGGCAGGCGGAACGCGTGGGTTACGAACTAGTCGTCATTCGTGCGGTGCACACTAACATTGGCTAGATGTTGTGATACAAGGTTATACGTCCTGAGGAAACATGAATTTTTTGTTTAAACCAAATATGCAACGACCGGCATACTACGTCACCCATTGAAGGGGAACATCCGAATGTTGGAGCATAGTGGTGAAGAAGAAGAAAAGATGGTGTGTCGTAGGGAACACTGATCATTGTACAATTGAGATCAGCGACGCGTACGTGCCAAACGTTGCGATAGATCCGGTGGTGAAGGTGACAGACGGCACAGCGCCGCTGAGAGGGAGGGAAGCAACCGTAAAGGTTAACAACAATCCGAACTCGTTGACGGTGCTAGTGCTGTAATAAGATTGTGTCACCGTGACAGCACCGGAAGTGGTCACTGCCCATGGTGAGGCAAGAATGGCTGCAGATGTTCCTCCGAATTGGCAGGAAATGGTGTAGACACCTGCACGATTGAAAGCAATGCTGGAAGTGCCAGCTGTGCTAGTCCTCGCGTTTGAATTAACAAACGGGAGGAAGACCACGCTTGGCTGAAAAGTGCCCACGAGAGGGGCAGATCCAACACTGTTAACAATGGACGCGATGGAGGCAGAAGCGCCAATCGGCACTCCGGTAAATGCATGTCCAATGGAGTCGGTTGCATTGATCATGAAGGGACCCTGTGCAAACCCGCTCAGCGCCAGAGTGTACGAATTATCAAAATACGCATCACCTGGCAAAGACAGAGCGGGCGGAATCACAGGTTCCACAACGTCAACAATGTACGTGGCCCAAAGTTCACCGATCACGGTGCTCGCAGGAGCACTAAGCCCTGAGGTGGCAAGTTGAAAAGTGCCAACGTCATAGAGCTGTTGCGCAGAGATCGGGTTGACGTAGTCGCGAGTGAACCACCAAGGCTGGGAATTCAAACCCGCAGCACACTCAACCGGATGGTAGAATGTGACGCTAGGCTTGTCCGAGCAGGCAAAACTGGAGTTTTCCATAGCAACCTTAGTTGTGTATGGTGCATCGACAGAATTGTAGTTGGTGGCCATCACTACCACGCCAAGTGCTGCGCCAGTAGCGTACTCAGAGCTTGAGCTTTTAAACTCAAACACGAGTCCGCGGAAACGGTACTTTTGGTACCGCGCAGCAATGGGCGCTAACCATGGAAACAGAGCGGCGTTCCCAGCATTAATGTTGAAAGTGCTGTTCGTGAATGTCGCACCAGGGGATACGACGTCCTGGATCAATTCACGGTGCACTATCGTTGTAACATTATCTCTCCCCACGGTAAAAGAGGGGGCTTGGGTTGAGTCTGTCATAATTGCATTACTTCTCACTTTGTAGTCGCCCTGGCCAGTGATTTTTGAAATCGCTGCACCGGCAAGCCGGCCGGCCGACGCCCCGACGGGACCCCATCTGGATCCCATCATGGCGCCGACCTCACGGAGGGCTTGACCGACAATAGTGGGCCCCTGTTTCTTACGGGGCTGGGGGTTGCCCTTTTTGTTTTTGTTCTTTTTAATAGTTGCGCGTGTTACGATCATGAGTGGTGAATGATAGTGTGGTGGGGTGTGTTTCTATATACAATCCCTTGGCGGTCAACAGAAGAGACAATGCTCATCCCCGAGGCTAGCGTCAACGCACCCGTTGAAACTCAAAGCCTTAAGAGCATCCTCAATCTCTATCTGTCGCTGGGGTGAAATGTTGAAGGCTTTGGCAAAACTGATCCGGCAGCTGTTATCTATTGCCGTCTTGGTAACGCGTCCACGAAGTTGATGCCAATAGATCCATCCGCTATTCAATGCGATATTGGTGCGGTGTACATTGCTCTTGATCCCGCTCTTGCTCATGTTGTGATACAGGGCAGAGAACAGAGGCATGTCGCCGTAAAGCGCCATGCCACAAGTGCCAACAGCACGCACCCACTGGAGATATTCCCTCTCAGTGAAGCCTAGGGCCATGGTGTCCTTGGAAATTGCAGAGTAGGGATTACGCACCATCACCCACTCACTCCCGGACCAAACAGGCCGCATTTGACAAAACTCGCATTCTTCGAAAGCATACGATGGATCCTCGGCCTTCATGTTAAGACCATAAACCAAGAACCATTCCTTCAGTCCATCAGAGAATCGTTGCAGGTCGGCTCGCTCCATGAACACCAGACAATCATCACCATTATTGGCCAGCTTTGCCTTCACGCCACGTTCCACGACGTAGCGGTGCACAAGCGAGCTCATAATTAAACAATTCCCAAGTCCTGTGTTCATATCACCAGAGGCGCGGGTGCCCTTGATCTCATAATCGACGCGGAAACCATCCAGAAAGGCGCTGCCACGGTTATTGCGTTGTTGCTCAAGCAACCACCGTAGCTCACCAAAATCCGGAGAGTCTTTATACACGCGCTCATATATAGAGTGTTCAAATTCCAAGGCTTCCTCACCTATATGCTGGTCGAACCGACTAGCGTCGAGGCCAACAGCAACCGGGTCGCGGAAAAACTCCCACTTGCGACGCAGCTGACTGGCAACCTCAACAACAGTCATTCCCTTCATGACAATCTCCTCCCCCTCCTCCGCCACCCACACGTCGCGCAGAGCTGTGTACAGCTCCTTCTCTACGCGCCGTGTGTACCTACCCAATGCCACGTTGTAAACTGGCGATCGCGGCTGGATCAGCCGTGGACATGGGTCAGCTTTTGGACCGGATTTCTCAAAAAGAATCTTCTCGAACTTAACGAAGGCCCTTAACTTTGAATCACGTGGTCCAACACCGCGCTGGAGGTACTCCTGTCCTGCTTGGACATATATGGCTCGCTTCTGTGCGGGACACTGTTCAACGAATTCGTCGACGGTCAACCTTTGCACGTGGGGCAAGCTTTCCCGAACTTTCCGGGCAAGCAGTTTCGAAGTTCCATCCAGCCTCATCCATACGCCGGCCGCGGCAGCGGGCGTTGGGGCGATTTCACCCTTGGGACCAACAACGTTGAAAACACGTTCGTTGAGGGCCCGCAGTAAATTAGGAAGGGTGGGTTTGTGGCATCCATAATTTTTAACCGAACAGGAGGGATGCCGAATGAATTTTCGCTCCTGTTTTGGCTTGGGCATCCCACACTCTGAGACGACTATCCCCTCAGTGACACCATTGAAATCAACGTTGGTGTGATACAGTGGATTGACAGTGTCGACGGCCGTCTCCCGAGTGGGGCACCCCTAGTACGACTTGACGTACGAGGTACGCAGCTGGCTCATAAATTCGTCATCATCGTCTTTCATGAAAAAGACCTCGACGAGAGCAGCGCGAAACCAAGACGAATGTCGTCTCTCCAGAGCCCCATTGTCCACATACTTGGTGATAATCTTGCGAGCATTTATGCCGACCCAAGCCTCATTGGTCTTGTCTCGGACTTGACGAATCTCGGCGGACTCGAACCTAAGTTCTTCTCTCAACTCCCTGAGGAGTTTGAGTCGTCCGTGCCAACGGTTCGATGCTCTATGATACTTACCATAGTGGCCACCAAAGCGTGCCTTGAGCACGTCAAACACCCCATTGTCCGGCTGATAATTGGCTTCAGGTTCATCATCATATGATGTGTTTATGAAACTGGCCTTGACTTCAGCGGCACGTATCCGAATGTTGGACTGATACCCAAAAGCAAAAGTCGGCAACAGCCCACAAAACATCTGTGAAGCTGTGCGTTTGACTAGCATAGTGGGCCGTCCCATCGGACCC